TGGTTGAATCTGAAGAGGTGGTTGAATCTGAAGAGGTGGTTGAATCTGAAGAGGTGGTTGAATCTGAAGAGGTGGTTGAATCTGAAGAGGTGGTTGAATCTGAAGAGGTGGTTGAATCTGAAGAGGTTGTTGAATCTGAAGAGGTGGTTGAATCTGAAGAGGTTGTTGAATCTGAAGAGGTTGTTGAATCTGAAGAGGTGGTTGAATCTGAAGAGGTGGTTGAATCTGAAGAGGTGGTTGAATCTGAAGAGGTTAATCGAATAAATATAACGAATCGAATAAATATAAGGAACCGAATAAAATATATGAAGGATGCGATAGAAGATATTGTCCATGTGGAGACATCGCTGTTCAATAAAATATATACAAAAAGTTTTCGATATTTTCCGGAAAATATCAAGGATCAAATTATCAACCGGTTATTTCAATATGCAGATAGTATGAACGAAGCAGAAGAGACACATTTAGAAAAATGGGATATGACGAACTATCCCAAAAAACCGGTAATCGCAATTGATCCACCGATTAGTGCAGATGTGCGAGTTAACTGTGCGACACGAAATGAAACATTTTCCGACGTGAGCCTTAATATAGGCGTTCTAGACGAGCGAATAATTGATGAAACTCATTCGATCGTGCTTAGCATAACTCCTTCGACTATGTGTACGGAGTTCAGTCACTCACTTTCGCCCAGTGGCTCGCTCCAATCTCCGGAGTTAAATCTGGAAACATTGGTATGTTTTGATAAAATTATCAACAAATTGCAGATCGAGAATACCCTTCTTAAAAATAATCATGCAACTCTGCGGCAATATTTAAAATTGGCGTTGGAATCGATTGAACCGCTTGATGTAGAAGACTCAAACAAATAGGGATATGACTTATCGGTGCGCGAAGTAGCTGGATATCCACGTGTCCCTCCAAAACGGTGAATCCCGAGAATGAAACTGTCGGTGAAAACGTAAGTCGCAGCGAACATAAGTGTTCGGCTAGTTAAACAAATTAATAAATATGTCTGTAATAACATATTTATTATGGGGAAATTTGGATTAGAAAATGTTTCGCGTCGATTTACATACGTTTTGGATGGGAATATAGGCGCCAGTCGAAGTTTGAAGCGATTCGTCGCCGAAGATGAGTTTCAGATTAAAACTCTGTATGCTATAGCCTATTTTTACATATAACAAACATCTTTGTATCGATTTATTTTATCAATGTAGGCACGCATATCATGTCCTTTACATACAAATAAATCGTCGGTGTCCGATCGTGTATTGCGGTAATTCGCAAGATGTTGTTTAAATAACGGACTATCGACGTCTAATACAAAGACCTTATTCATACAACGACCTGTCTTATATTTTGGTAAATCTCGAACAAATTTTTGGGTCGCTACCTTCTTTTCTTTATTTGTATCACTATAATGTGAGGTCGACACAAAATTGACCGAATTTTCCTTGTTATATATCATACATACTTCTGGGTTTAATTTATGACGTCCGTTTGATAATTCTAAACACGCGAAGCTTTCAACCATATCTGTGGAACAAATGATAAATTCTCCCTCTTCGTCGAATATGTCGGTTGGTCGTATCTGTTTTAATAAGGACGCTTTCATTGTTCGCAAATGACATGAACGCCAGATATCAGACCGATAACTACAGTTTTCTATTACATTCTGTGAAAAATCACAGGGAACATTATATGGTGTAATTTCATTATTTAAATATACATCAAATTTACCATACGTCATGTCTACATCATAATACTGGATAAACTTGTTCAAATACGACAAAACATATTTACTAGATAACCAATCATCGCCATCTAACATGATACACATTTCATCGTCGTCGCACATATTATACGCACGATATCGGTTGAATGCTTGGCCATATTTTTTAGTGTTGTTTAAATATGTTATTTTATTGGAGTAATCGCCGCTTAACGCTAGAAATTTGTTATGCGTAGAGTCAGTTGAGAAATCATTTATATAAATCATGCGCCAGTTAGAATATGTCTGATTAAACATAGACCGTAAATTTCGCGAAATCCATTCTTCGTTGTTGTAACTGGGGACAATAAAAACAAACCGTTTCTTGGGTGTAAGTAATGCGTGATAATTGTCCAGTTGTATTGATCTATCTTTATAAAAAGACTCTTTGTTTTTGCGGTCTCCATTGATTGCGTCTTCGTCGAATACATCTGGAATAATTAAATGTTCTCCTGTGGGAATTGCACCAGTTAATGTTCCGTCACGAAATAGCACATTATATCCAAAATCAATTGTGCAATTATTTTTAATAAACCAATCGATTCCAATTTCAATTATTTTACGGCGAAACTTGGACGAACATATATAACCATATGTACCATATAATGTATGCAATTTGTCGTTTTTTGGAATTTTCTCTATAATTTTTGTATCGTCGTTTACAATCATCGTATTTATGGCCGGGATGTGGCTATTATACCCCAAATATACCATGTCCGTCTCATGCATTAATAGACGTATAGGTTTTAACATATATTTGAATGCTTTATGAAACTGTGCATCATCTTCGCAAATAATTACATAATCTTGCGCATTCTTTTCTATTTGTTTAAATAATTCAATTGTCGATTGTATTAAACCGACTGCTCCGATCGATTTAATAACTTTAAACGACGACTTGTAAAAAAACGGCACGGTTCGTATTTTTCTTTCTTCAAATGCCGTTTCGTAGTATTCATATTTCTCTTTAACGATCGGTGTGTTCTTATCACAGGCATTAAAAAATGTGTAATCAGTATACCCAATCTGTTTTAATTGATTTATCATATCTATTTTTTTATCGATTCGTTCTTGTAAATTAATGATATACATAGGGAGTTTTATCCTTTCAATTTTAGCCAATCTTTGCTTTTCTAATTCAGCCAATCTTTTCTTTTCTAATTCAGCCAATCTTTTCTTTTCTAATTCAGCCAATCTTTGCTTTTCCAATTCAGCAAATCTTTGCTTTTCTAATTCAACCAATCTTTGCTTTTCCTGGTCGGCCAATCTTTGCTTTTCCTGGTCGGCCAATCTTTGCTTTTCCATGTCTGCGAGCTTTTTCTCAGATTCGATCTGAGCAAGTGACTTTTTTCCATTTCGTCCCTCGATCTTACCGTGACTTACCCAATGAATAAATGCAGTATATTGATTCTTTACATCCGCCTTATCTAAATCTTCATAATTATTCAGATAATATTTCCAATCCAAATTAACATTCAGATCATCGCTTAATATTTTCACCCATTGTTTATTATATTTATCTTTATTGAATATTTGAACATCCATAATTATATCAATTTTTACCAATGTTGTTGTTTTATTTTTCAATCCGGTTATCTGAGTAACACGTCGATTGTCGTGCCGACCGTTCATACACCAATGCATATACGCATCAAATTCTGTAATAACTCCGATGGAGTTCAAATCGTCGTTTATGGCTAGGTAAGATTCCCATTCAAATCCGATATACGCATCCTGTGAACCAATAATGCCCGCGCATCTGCCCTCATTTTTACCAGACTGTATCCAGTGTTTATATGCTTCGATTTCAGTATCAATTCCGGCCGATTTTAAATCTGGATACATGGCGAAATATTTTTTAAAATCAAATTCGTTCGTGTATAAATATGTAATATCTAATGAATCTTGAATCAATGATAGTATACTCGATTGATCGTCGCGTTTGCGAGGAATCGTTTCGTAAAGAAAGTGGATTGTATCTTTATATTCAAATCCATTTTCCAGTTTACGGTCATGATTATTTTTTTTGACCTCCATTTAATATAATGTATCCCGATTATAATAAGCATTTAGAAATTTATTTCAATCTCTATTATATAATATGTCTGTTACTAAATATATGGATCGGTGGAGCGACGGATTGTTTATATTTATATTAATGTTTTCGCTATTTCTATTTTTATTTAATATGCAATTAATGGCGAATACGATAACAGAGGGTCTAATATCCAAATAAAATCATTCGGATACTCTATATTTTTATACAAAAGTTCGGGGTGATAATGAACAAGTTATTTTATATACATAATATAACTTGAAATAGTGATGCCGTCCGAATCAGAACCGGCTCCCGCGCCATCCGATAGATATAATGTATATGATCAATTAGATTCCAATTTTATAAACTATGCCGAATTATACAAAACGCCAAAGGACTTATCTAGACCCACGCCCGAACTGATACGTGATTATGCGAGTGCACTTGTAACTGGAAGTGATAATTCACGCGTTTATCCGGATTCACCGAATTTAGTAGGGAATCGCTATTTTTTAAATACAGGAACACAATGTGCGAATAAAGATGATACGTCCGATCTGCACCCACGATCCGTATTAGTGGATAATGTATTATCTTCAACCATGAATATTGCCGTCGATAAAAATCAGGGTTTGATGTATTCTCTATTAGCGTCAATTAAAAATTTAAATAGTGATGAAATGTTTAATAATATGGATAATAATCAACCAACCGCGGGCAAAAAATATTCTCCCACAGGTTATTTAAGCAATATTATGAATGCGGCCGTCCCACTGTGTTCAAAAGTGGGTATTTACGGTAGCGATAAAGATCAATCGGCTAATGTGATATACGGCTGGGTAACCGAAAACGACCGTAAAACAATTGATCCGATAGCAGTAAAAGAGGGGTTCAGTAATAAAGAGGGTTGGGTTGACGCAGGAGATTATGTAGGAGGCGCGGCAAATTTCAATGAATTTGCAGATGGCGCGAATAAACTGAAGGTCGCGGGCGATCAGCAAACTGTCGCCATGGAATCTCAAATGAACAAAACAATGAATGATGCACAGGTAACGGCAGAAAAGGTCGCGAAAAAGGGTCGGGATGCGGCTGCGGCTCAAAAGGCGGCAAATTTTTCAGCAAATAAATCCCGTGTTGCGAAAGGGCAATCGAGTGGTAAAAAGCTCGCTCAAGAATCTCGAAACACCGGTTTGCTACCCGCACTTCGCCAACAGACATTGGAGTATTTAAACGCCAGCACCGACAAATCGACAATTGAACTATTCAATATATTGATTAATATGACTTATATGTGCGGTGAAACGAATACGAAAATTCGTGTTTCGGATAAATGCATAATGGGTATATACGATACAAAACCAATCGCAGACGTGCCGAGTGAGGATGCGCGACGTAATGATTTATGTAAAGGCATCGTTATTCCTCCGAATATATCTATAAAGCAACTATTCGCATCAATTTCCGATTTGCTACGGACAAAACGTAACGATACAACTACCAAGTTAGATATTACAAAGGATCTCCAAGGTTATCGGTTTCCCTCGAATGAAATATGTATAATCGAAAAATACCCCATATATGTACAACTGTTCCCGGGTGTAAATTCGTCAATAGTGGATCGATATGGATATCGAAACAAAAATATCCCTTCGGCGGATTATCCGAAATTATTATCTGTTTTGAATGGTGCTTCAGCTAATGATGAGAATTCGTATCGGTATTTAATCGCACGGACAATTATTCAACTTACATATGTAAATACTTATGGAACTTGCCCGAATCCTGCTCTCGCGCCCAAAATACCTCCTCCGCCCCCGCCTCCACCGGTCCCAACTCCAGTTACTCCTCCACCAGTTAACCGAGCCAATACTAAATCTAGTCAAGACACTGCTGCGGAAAACGACAAGCGGAAACAAAATGAACAGGCGGCAGCATCACTATTGCGTTCACTCACTGGAGGAGAAGGTTTCACAACTTATGTTACTAATGATAACATAGTGCCGTCATTTTCTGATGTGGCTACGTGGTTTTATTTGATATCACTGTTGTTCATAGCGCTTTATATGCTGTATAGATTCGCAGATCGTTTGATTGAATTTGAAATGAAACTTTTGTAATTATATATCATCAAAACTATAACGTATAGGTTTGATGGAGGTAACGTAGGCGCTAGCCGAAGTAGTTTATATATTATATCGCTTGTAGATTTCAAGTGCGACTAGAGCACCCAGCACTTGCATTACACATAGTGGTATAATTTCACTTGGAGGGATCTTACCTGCGGCAGCCATCATGATTGTAATCGCTGGATTTACAGATACCACACTAAAGCGGAAACTTAATAACGTAACAAACGTAAGAGCGGCACCAATCGCCAACGGGTTACCCGTAGCCAATACTACATAGGCGAAAAATAATGTGGAAAGAAACTCGGCTAAATACGCATACATTGTACTGAATCGATATAAATTATACTACGAAATAATCGCTCACATTAATTGTAAAATGTTGGTGGGTTGGTATACTTGTGCGTAACTTTTGCAGGGACTCTTGCCCCACCGGATCGTGTCCGGTGTAATGCATCTCGCTGCGTATTTTGATCTGTCTTTGTAGTAAACGACAACTTCTGTGTATCACTATATAATGGTTGGGCGTTGAGAGAACCATTCGCAATATATTGAATGCGCTTCTTAGCAATCACATTCGATGCATCTCGATTTCCACCAACCCATTTGTTCTCAAGCGATGAACCCTGCTCGACCGCACCCCTTCGCGCGAAAGTCATACGATTCAATGCGAATGAAGAAGTCCCGTCGGACGTAATATCTTTCATAGGCATAGCTCGTTCTCCTCCAAGAACTGCGTTGTTTATTGTTTGAAGTATTGGTCTCATTGATATCATGTTATACATTATATCAACAAATAAGTATTATTGGATTGAAGTTCACGCCTAAAAGTGTCTCATGCGCGATACATATGATCCGTTTGACTGATCACCACCGTTCTTTAAATCATTGTAGTTGCGATTCATCGCCTGTTGACGCCTAAATGTGATGTAATCGGATGAATCGTATACATATTTAACGTTTCCAGATGCACCTGGGACTCCAGAATCGTCACAATTATTTATCAACGAACCGAGGTAAATTTTACTACCCGCCCATCCGATAGAACATGTGCTCATTCCGGTTGGTCCGCCACATTTGTAATTTGTGCGTGCGAGAAAATCGCCCGAATTATTAACAGCGCGAAAGGGCGTAATTACACGAGATTTGCCGTTATAGGTCCCCGAGGCAAACGCCGTATTCCATCCGTTGCGTAATATACTACGAACGGCGGCTTGGGACCCGTCCTTATAGTTCAACGTAGTTTGTTTTGGGGAATATCCCTGATATGGTCCTCCGCCAAGTGTAGTCATTTATATACTAGTCGCATACTTTATTGGACGAAGTCGAAATTTTCAGAGTGAACTCCCTTGGCTGTAATTGAAATAGCTCACCGTCTAAATATATCAGTTATGTATATACATAATTATGGAGGTCAATTTAGAAACTCTATTGAAAAAAAATCAAATTATGTCTTATAACTCTGATTGTATTCGAAAAAAATCAAATTGGAGTAAGTCGGGCGCTATATATAAATTTGATTCGGATACATTTGACCCGGAAATGCTACTAAACGATATGTCTGAACGCTCTCCCAAATTAGATGCGCTACTTTCGAACATAACCAAGTTAGACGAAGCAGATATGCAGCGTGATGGAGAACGATACAAACATTTTATATTTTGTGATGTAAAATCGGGCACTCAGGGTGCGCGCATGTTGGCGTCGGCATTTATTGCTAGCGGGTTTCATCTTGGATATAATGCACAGAAAAAGGGGGAGGCAAAGCCATCTTCGCCGAACGATAAAGTGAAGCAAAAATCAACTTTCAAAAAGGTGCGCGAAGATACACCAAGACCTTCATCCGATTTGCCGCCAAATGTAGAATTTCCCGAATTTAAACCAATGGAAGGGGTATTTGAGGATGAAGAAGAAGAGGAAGATTCGGAAGAAGAGGGGGGTGACGAAGACATTCAAACGAATAAAACAGTTGGTGGGGCTGATTCTCCTAAATCACCCAGTACCAAAAAGAAGGGTTCAAAATCGCGGTTTCAGAAATTGGAAATGTACGACACTGCTCATTTAAAACGAACACAAGGGAAGAATTTCTATCTGTTGTCTTCTGTCAATGTATACGATCAACCAATCAATGTGAAATTGAAAAAGCAAATGTTATCAAATTTCAATCAACGCCCGTCAAATATACACGGTAAAGAGGTGCGGTTTATAATTATGGACAGCGGGTTTAAAGAGGGTATCGATCTGTTTGATATCAAATATATTCATATTTTCGAACCAAGTGTAAATACGGCTGACCAAAAACAGGTTATCGGTAGAGGAACACGTACATGCGGACAAAAGGGTTTAACATTTCACCCAACACAGGGCTGGCCGTTACATGTTTTTGTGTATGATATGAGCATTCCTGAGTCAATTCAACCAGGATTTATGGATTCGGAATCTACGTTTGATTTATATTTGAAATCGATGAATGTGGATATTCGGCTCGCTCGATTTGCGGCGGATACAGAAGAGACATCTATATACGGGTCGGTTGATTATGAGTTGAATCGAGAGGTTCACACATTTAATATACCCGATGTCCAAGACGGAGGGGCGCCCAAACGATCTCGTCCAAAACTCATTGTAGACGATCTTCCTCCGATAGTTGTTGACCCAACAGGCTCGTCTATGCAGATACGCCTACCGTCAGGACAGACTATAAGCGGTATGGAATCGAAACCAATGGGCTTTAAATTGACGCGAGAGTATGTTCAGAAGTTTTTTTCTGACTGTAAATGGACAGATGTTAAAATGGAGAATTTATGTGAAGATATTAAAAAGGGCGGTTCGGTGCAAATTGAATATACACCCACTCAGCGATTTATAAAACAATATTTCACTCCTCAATGTCCGGTAAAAGGTATGCTATTATGGCATAGCACTGGAACCGGAAAAACGTGTTCTGCAATTGCTGCTGCTACATCAAACTTTGATCCACAAGGCTACACAATATTGTGGGTAACTCGAACGACATTGAAGAATGATATTTGGAAAAATATGTTTGATCAAATATGCAACGAGCAGATACGCACAATGGTCGCCGATGGTATCACGTTACCCGAAGATCACGCAAAACGAATGCGGATGTTGTCCAAGGCTTGGAGAATACGTCCGATTTCATATAAACAGTTCAGTAATTTGGTGTCTAAGGAGAACAATTATTACAAACAATTGGTATCGATCAACGGGGAGTCAGACCCCCTTCGTAAAACGCTGCTTATCATCGATGAGGCGCACAAATTATATGGTGGCGGCGACTTATCATCATTGGAACGTCCCGATATGAATGCACTGCACGGTGCCTTAATGAACTCATACGCCGTGTCTGGAAGAGAGTCGGTTCGCGTATTATTAATGACTGCTACTCCCATTACAGAAAATCCTATGGAAATGATAAAGTTGGTAAATTTGTGTAAACCGATGGATGATCAAATACCGGCGCAATTTCCCGTGTTCTCTACCGAATATTTAAATGAAGAGGGCGGATTTACGCCCGACGGCCGCCGTAATTACCTGGATAAGATAGCTGGACATATAAGTTATTTGAACCGCGAACGCGATGCGCGCCAATTTGCGCAGCCAAGATTAAAGAAAATAATGGTTCCGTTAGTGAAAAACGTCCAAGAAATTTCTATGATGGATAAGCGATTTGTGCGATCAACTATGGATAAGGATGTCCAAGAAATAAAGGGGCGAATCGAAACCGAAAATGCGAAAATCGAGTCGGACATGAAAGACCTCGACGCGACACGTTTTTACGCGTTGCGAGATATTTGTGATGAATATGATGGGGTTGTGAAAAAGGGGTGTTTAAAAATTGCGAATTCTAAAATACGTGCACTAGTAAAGGAAGCTCGCGAACAGACGAAAGAGATTAAACAAACTGTAAAATCGATTCGTGAGGAAATGAAAAATAAGAAACTATATCGCCGTGAAGCATTGAAAGAAATGAGCGAACGATTGAAAGAATCACCAGAGGAGTTGGCCAAATTTCAAAAGGGGATGTATTATACATTAAAATATGAATGTGGTAAAAATGCGGTTTCTACACCCCAATTAGACGAATTGAGCCAAATGCATCCAAGAGTGGCTCAGTTGCGCAAAGAGCTGGACGGATATGATGCGCGCATTAAAGAGTTGGATGACGGGTTAACTTTATTTGTGGATGCACATAAAAAGAAAATGAAGGACTTTCGTAAAATATTGCGTTCGTATTATTTATCGGATTTGGAACGCTCGGTGGTCAAAGCTACAATAAAAGATGCGCAGAAACAATTTCGCAAAACAAGAAGGGATCGATTAAAACTCGTAGCATCCGACAAAAAGACCGTAGGTAAAACCCAAAAGGATGTGAGAAAACAATTGCGCAAGACGATGCGGTCATTGAAAAATCATGTAAAACAAGTCACCAAAGAGCAGAAGAGTAAAGATAAGGAAATTAGCCGTGCAGAAAAACAGTTACGCAAAACGTTGCGAAAACAGGGGGAATTACGCGAGGAATTTCAAGACGGAGTGATGAAGAATTTGATGAGTAAATATACATTAGAAGTGAAAGACGATCTAGCAACTCAAATTGAACTGTTGAAAGCACATGCGGAGGAGAAGGCTGCTAAGAAAAAGGAAAAGGCTGATGAGAAAGCCGCTAAGAAAAAGGAAAAGGCGGACGCTAATGCGACTAGGAAACAGGAAAAGGAACATGCGAAAACCGCCAAGAAACACGAGAAGGACACGGCAAAAGCGGCGCGCAAGGAGCAAAAGGATACAGAGAAGCGCGATCGTTCCGAAAAGAGAAATAATGAACGAATTGCGAAAAAGGGTATTCGTCTGACTAAAAAAATTCGCATTAGTAAAAAAGCGAAAATATAATGTAGTTGTAATGTAAATGAATTCTGACGACATATCAACTTCACCGCCATGTGATAATAAATTTGTGGACGAATTAACCATGAAATTGCTTTCAAACAAAACGAATTATGCGAAATATTTAGCCATGACCGATACGCGTAAGCATGAAGAGCGGCAGCAATTTATACAGGATTGTCGCGCATATAAAGAGGATATGATTGATATGACTCGGCGTATGTGTAAAAATGAGGATGTCGAATATAGTTCAGATGTAACGGATGCATTTGATGAATATGCACGAACACTCATACGTTATATTGAAGTAAAACGTCGATCGGACGAGTTACAACGAGAGTATGATCAAACTACAAATAAATGTGACGACAATGATGACTATGAAAATACGATGTTCCCTGCGAGTATCGACGAGGTAAAGACTAAACCGCAATATAAAGGAACGCGGTCAACACTTGATTTTTTTATTCGCAAATAAGCGTATTTTATTCATCCCAAAAAATGAGTGGTTCATATAATATAATGACTATATATATTATATGAAAATGGGTAATAAAGGCGGTAAAACCCGCAAAATACGAAAAAAAAAAACGCATGTATCTCGAACATCTACGTCAAAATCTCATACCGATGAAAAAGATGTGGATCCCAGCACCGAAGGCACGGATTTGGTTGTTCAGCGTTTCAAACCTATGAATTGCAATCCGATGGTCGACGATAAAACGGCAGTTAAGGGTTCGTGTTATACGGAGGATGCATTAAACGAGATAAAGGATGCATATAACGATAGTCACGAGCGAGAAATACACATTACTACGACAGATCCAAAATATATCTGGTTAGAGTTACGAAAGCGCTTAACCGATTGTAAAGCAGAAGATTGTTGGTTAAGTTTGATAAAAAACCCGGACACGCGTCGAAAATTAGACAATATTATGTTTGCACCCGACCAACCGAACGAATGGAATCAAGATCCCATCGCGTGGTTGTCTAATTATGATATAGCAGCCGTTCTGCGACAATATGAAAAGTCTCATACAAATTTCAAATTATTAGGTCCAACCGCGATTGATTATGATGCACGACTGGGAGATGGGAAATGTGTATGGAACGACTTATGTAAATTATCATTATCTGAATTAATGTCCGACGGAAAACGAAAATTGGGCGTCGTGTTTAATTTAGATAAACATTATCAGTCCGGGTCTCACTGGGTTTCAATGTTTGTTGATTTAGACCGACATGTTATATTTTACTACGATAGTGCAGTAAATCCTGTTCCAAGAGAGGTATCTAGATTAAAAAATGAGATTATTCGTCAAGGCAAAGCGTTGGAGACGCCCATTCGTTTTAAATATATACAAAATAATTATTCACATCAGACCACAAATACGGAATGTGGTATGTATTGTCTATTTTTTATCATTACGTGGTTGACCGAAGAAATAGACCGACGCGTCGCAAATAAACATGCATCAAAAATTATGGGTGGTAGAACAAAACAGTTGACGCTTGATGATTTAATTAAACTCTTCACTCAACCAGGAATTAACGACAATATGATGATTGAATATAGACGAATATTTTTCAACAAAAAATAAATCTTGTTTGTAGCATTTTCTATTGATAGTATAAGAATATGAAACCGTCCATTAAACATAATATAACGAAGAATAAGCGTAATAAAATGTCTTCGAGAAAGGGTAAGACTACATCTAGAAAAAATGCTACCTGGAAATATTTTGGCGGGAAGCGACGAGTTGAAAAAGTATATATCACATTTGGTAAGAATCATACAAATCCTGATATATCAAGCGATATACGCATAATAAAAGGGCCGGCATCGAATAATGCGGAAGAGAGTCGCATGGGCTATTTGGTAAATTTTGTAGCATCGACCGCAAATGATTTTGAAGAGGAATTGGCGCAAATCTTAAAGGGCTTGCCTGAGGTTGATATAAAGCGCAAAAAGTATGAGATGATATTTTACGATAATGATGCACCCATGTTGCAGGGGTCAGATACACCATTATCTGCTAATTGTAAATCAAAACCGGCGGTTAAGAAGGCGCCTATTAACAAATAGTCGAAGGAGTTCGTCAAATCATTTATATTATTGTATCTGAATAACTCAGATACAATGACCCTGTTCATACTGCCGGAAAATCAAAAATTAATTTGGGATACAATGAACAAGGCACCACTATTTGCCGATTTTGTCGCACATTCAAACGAAAGTAGGGATGTTTGGTTTCGGGATATAATTCATAAAATATATGAAAAACACCGAGATAAGACGTTAACTATTCCAGAATTGCGTCAATTAAATAAAGAAACGATTTCGCAGATGTTAATTTCGCTAAAAAATCGCACCCCGCAGTTAAATGTAACACCACGTCCCGAGGCGTTCCGGTTTAAATCGATTGATACTAGTCGAACGAGCTCTGGATCCGCATACGAATCGGCTAATCTAGCGGATTCGTCCGTTGGATTTCCCATAAACGATAATAAAACTGCTACTCGTAATTACATGCTAGACCAAAAACACGAGGTATTAAATAATCAATTTCTTACTCGGCAGAAAGAGTTCGACGATATGATACAGCGCAAACCCGCCAAGGAGATTGATTTTCGTGAACAAACAGACGCGGATCGTCCGATTGAAAATATGGATGAATTGTTGAAAAAGCATATTCGCGCGCGCGAATACGATGTTGAAATGACTCAACCGCCAACAGGTGTTGTTGTAAACGCAAGTGAAGATAATCGAAAGAGTTTAGATGGTTCTGGACCGCAGGATGTTTCGACTAGCTCTTCCAGTTCCGGACAAAAGAGTGTGAAATGGGCACCCGATATTGAGTCCACATCTCCTCCGCCAATGCAGATTGCGGGAACCGATGTTTTTAAAATTAACTCCGCTAGCGATAGCCAAAAGAGCTTGGAATATAATATATTCCAAGAGTTTGTTAAAAAAACAACACAAGAGTTATATGCATTACGCGCAGAAATCAATCTATTAAAGGCCCAGGTTGGCGATGGAAACAGGGGGAGCGCCATAATCGATAAAACTTCGGATCCTCTGGCTCCCAATAATTTATTGGCCAGAATGCGAAAAACGGTCAATAAAAATAGATCCGATACTGGATCTATATCAATTGCGCAGCTTGGGCGCTTAGAAGATATATCCGACACATTCCAATAATGTATAAAATTCATATGCGACATCCGTAATAGTTTTATGCAGATGCATACGCACCAATGATATTTAAAATATTATCATCTTCGTCGGGCAGCTCAAGTGGTCTTACACGACAGTTTCTTCGAATAAGTGGTGGTGGGTGGAGTGATGGACTTTCGGGCATAAATTCCAATGGGGTATTGTCTGGCTCATTATTTGTTAGCGCTCGCATGACGTTTAATCTGCCGGGTGTAGAATATGCACTTGTCGGTGCACGTTGCAATACCGGGGGTCGCATCGGTGTAGTGGGGTCAATTTGCATATCAGATACAGTGTTATAGGTGGTTTGTCTCCCCTGTGAATCTTCGCGAGCTGCGGCGAACTTAACCGCACCGCTCGGATTCTCAATCGTCTTGATTAATACGTTGAGATCATCATATAGGCCATTTAACAGCGCGTCGTCCTTCAAATCGTGATGTTCAATAAAATCCAAAATATACTTTCGCAATGCAGTCGAACGTTTACGCAAATTCTTGCGTTGAACATATCGCTCGGCTTCCATTCGGTCATTCTCGATAATATTCGCTGCACATATCTCATCGGACGCACGGTTAAATACAATTCTTGTTTCCGACATTAGAGATTGAACACCCAATCGTAGATATTGACTAATAACGAAATGTGGTTCGCAGACACATTCTGAAATGCAGGTCACAAGTGGGGGCATATCGGTTATCTCTACTTCAACGTGCGACCCGTCGCGAGAATTTGTTGCGAATATCGTCGCTACGCATGTATCCGGAGTAGAGGTTATAATATGATACTGTTTTTTTGACTCCGACGATAGCATTCCTAATGCGAGTTCATCTACAAATGTGCCTGTAATATAATCAAATATTTGACCATTCATCATTCGAATAACCGCATTGTCCAATACAGGGTGTGTTTCGTTGTATACGATTTCACCATAAACATTCCCGGCATGTTCCAATTGATTAACAAACCAATTCGATGTGAGCGGATTTCGATGTCCCAGAGCATACATGATGCTCGAATTATGGTCATCCCCGAGAGCGATAAAGTTCGCCGACACGCCGGATGGTATTAGGGCGGCAAGTGACTGAGGGTTGTGTTCGCCTGTGGTGGTATCTCCATCGGTCAACAGAACAATCATACGGCGGCTGTTTGGTAGTGTGTCTACCGTTTCTCGAACATGAGCTGCTACTGTATTCAAGGCCAATTCAATATTCGTTAAATTCTGGGGGTGCATTTTAGAAATTTTTTCAACCAATTCGTTTACGTTTTCGGGAGTTACCTTGGTAAGTTCAATATACCTATGAATCGCGTCATCGAATCCGACAACGCGAATATATACATTCGCGGCTTTTTCTGCGAAATAGTGCACCATGTTGGTAAGAGTATGGATTATCAATTGCATCTTGGTTCGCCCGTCGCGAGTCTTATCGGACATCGACCCGGAGACGTCTACCATAAAGTCGAACAGTTGCGGGCAGGTGTTCATTTCCATGTTTATTACATTAAAACTCAGCGCGCCGTATGTCGGTGGAGTATCCGATGAAACAAGCAACTCGTGACTACACGGTATATTAGCCGGCAAATTGGTAGCAAACTGAATCCAACCCTTTTGAATAAGATCGTTGTTAAAGTTAGACATTGTTAAAGTTTAAATAGTTGATATATATTTTGCTAGTATATCAAGTTCAATTTTATGAATTTGATATAAGTGTTGTTTGTTCATTTATCTCCTATATTTTTCGTTCTGATCGATTGTTCCGTCGCGTATTTGTAAAAATGATGCTAACACCGCCTTATTTTTATCGACATATTGCTCAGACTGCAATTTCGCCTTGTATTCCTTTTTCATCAATTGTTCGCGCATAACGCGTTCCTGTTCTTCCAGCATATTTGTAGCCTTTTCTTTTTCGAGTGGGTCATATGAATGTTGGCTTCGTGCTCTGTTAAATTCGTCTACCGATTTATATGTTTGGACTTGTGCGAAATCTTGTTCGCTTACTGCGAATACGGTTTGATCGCGATGGACCTTTCGTAAATCATCGTATTTTAATTTAGTGAAAGGGTCACATGATACATATTGGTCAGATTCTTCGTCATATAGCGACGAATTACCCGCGCTTGTAGTATGAACCATTTCTTGGACACCTCTATATTTAATAAGTCCATTTGCCTGTTGTTTAATTTGATTGAATGCTTCGCCCATATTATTACTTGACGGTTTACCCTCTGGTATTTGGAAATTGGCACGATCCTGTTTAAACCATTCATTTCGACTTTCGTCTGGGCGTGAACCCATATTATTACTCTCAAATAATTGGTTGAATTTATCTTGGAATTCTCGCGCAGGAATAGCACCAACCGTTTTACTTATTTTATTCACCGTTGACGGGTTATGGTCATTGTCTGCGGGTGTATACACGAGTCGTTTTCCATCAACTGGTTTTGTATGCCGATTTTGATTATCATAAAACTGAACAACTACATCAAAGGCTTTTTTATAAAAGAGGAAATATACCGAATCTAACCCAGATTTGTCGGGATGTAGCATAAGAACCTTTTTCTTGGCTCGTTTCAAGTCCTCGGCGGATATATCATATGTAGTCAAGTCGAATAATCCTAGCAATTCTTCCAATGAATACGACTGAATATTCAAATTATGCGTGGGCTTGGACATATTGCTAAAAGGTTACGATATATAAGAGAACAATAAAATATTACATCCATTCTGAACTCCCACTGGATTCTTCAAAGTTCAATCTGAACAATTCGATCCACCCGAGCCATCCAAAACATTTGGCGTGTTATTTATGTAAATAATATTTTCACGTTATAATAAAATGAATTCTACCAATAATCATTTAGGGGGGGACGGAAAAAAGCGTGGAGGAAAAAAGAATAAACGACTCGGTGAAAAGGACATATTGGCGGAATACTATGCGGAAAACCCTCCTGCATTTGAGGAGCAACGTTCCACATACGAAAATATGCAATACTTATCACAGAAGGAAAAGGACGAATTTGAACAAAAATTCACTCGTCCGAAAACGAAGAGTCAAGAAATTTACGCCTCTATGTTACGGTCAAAATCCAAGAAGATTGTGATTGCGACAGGTCCCGCTGGAACTGGTAAGACCATGTTTGCTACGGAATTCGCAATCCGCAACTTTTTACTTGGAAAATGTGAGCGAATCGTGTTCACTCGACCATCCGTCGCAGTTGACGAGGAGCTCGGATTTCTTCCAGGAACATTGGAAGACAAGATGGCTCCTTGGATACGCCCTATATATGATATTTTGTATCAGTTCATGACACCGCGGGAGGTGACTGATCTAATGGAGGATAAAGTAATCGAAATAGCCCCTCTTGGATTCATGAGAGGGAGAACGTTTAAAAATTGCTGGATTGTCGCAGACGAAATGCAAAACTCGACAATATCACAAATGAAAATGCTTTTGACTCGCTTGGGCGAGAATAGTCGTTTGGTGATTACCGGCGATTTAGATCAACATGATAAGGTGTCTGAACATAACGGTTTAGAAGATTTCTTGGACAAGTTCCGTGGGAAGAGATCAACAAGCATCGGTAGTTTTGAATTTGATCGTAGCGATATCCAAAGAGAGGAGGTCGTTAAGGAAATATTGGATATTTATGCCGGTGAACACATACCAACCGGGTATACATCAACGGACAATCCAAACGAGGATAAATAATCGTTTACTCTGAAAACATCCATTATATTTTCATACCATATATTATAACAATTATTTGGTATGAGAAGCCTATTAAATAAACTGCCTGATTTTTCAGAACTATTGCATAGCAAAATCCTGTTATATATATTAGTATTTGTGTCTCTGATCAATATATTTACGTATGTATCTACAAACAATCAGACATACGCGGGTTTTATGATATTAATCGGCTTCCTCACCTCCTTTTTTAGTAAAAATATGATAGTTATTATGTTTACGGCAATCGCTACAACAAATCTTATTCGTTTTGGAATGGAATCCAGCGCTCAAATGAGAGAGGGGTTTGATATGGCGGGTTTAGACGAATTAACAAAGCATTTGACGGAAAAGGCCGACGATACTAAACCGACCATTGGTTCAACGTCTACTGGCGAAGACTCAAATGAGGCCGAAAAACAAATGGCCGCCGCAATTGATGCGAAATTGGAGGAATTGATTCGATCGATTGATTCCAGTGGGATGATCGATAAATTGGATAAATCGTCTGACGCAAAGCAACTGAAAGATGCGCGAGATAAATTGGAACTTGCTTTGAAACATATAGATCAAATTACAAATGCACAACAACGCGATAAGGTAAAATCGTTACTCGCAGTGCAATTGAAAATGGTTGAATATCTGGCGGGTATATCACCATTAGTCGGGGAATTCAAACTAGCATTAAGCTCGATTAAGAAGTAATTTTGATCGCGCATTCGTCTGAACTCCACACTCATCCGATTATAAGTGATCGAATGAAGTTCGTTAACAAATTATACACTCTCCATATATAGAAAGAGGGCAACTAACATGGATTTTATGACGCCCCCCATGACGGCGGTCGATATTATAGCGAGCATCGTCGAGATCGCGGTAAGCACAAGCGATTTAATTACTACAATAACCGATGTTGTAATATCGGGCGTAAACTTGTTCGCAGGTTTTGCGCGAATGATTATTCAAATTGCGTTGATGGGAATGCAGGCCGTATCTGCAGTATTTAATGCAGTCGGGTTCGCATTATTAATAACATTATTTGCGACAACAATTGGTATTTTAATAGCAACATCGCAACAGTTTGCGGAAGGTATAGGAAATCATATACGATGTGGTGGGAAGGAATTTAAAACTGGGTGGGAAAATACAATGAAAACCCTTGGTATCATGGCCGATTGTTCATGGGACAAATTTATCAACTTTCTAAACGGCAACTGCACGCGATATTATATCATAGATATGTTATTCGGATTATTGTATGGTATATTTGTCCAGTTGCCTATTGTATTAATTAAGGCAATATTTGGTATCGATCTGCAATTTATAGTAGATTTTTTATACGAACTGATTCTTGTCCCCATGGACGAAATGTTTTATGCGATTTCCGGGTTTCATTTAGTAAAATGGTCTGACTCCGTCATTGATGAATGTTACCGATGCAAGGGTAAATATAAGTTTGCTTCCGGCAGAGAGGTTTACCTATATAAAACTCTGAATGAATGGGCAAGATTGTTTGATTGCAGCACAGAACAAATAAAGAACGGATTCGTTAAGATATTCACATCATTAATACCAAGTCAGAAATGGGGTGCTTGGATGAACGGAGAACACAAACCCGGATGGGATGACGAACCCGGGTTTTGGTAGAGCCCCTATGTTTCTCTTCAAATATGTCTAACCATATCTTATAGATGGCTAGACCTCCTTCGCTGAAACCAATTGGAAAAAAATGCATACCCGGGCTATTTTGCATAGAAAATATGACCATGTTTTTGTTATTTGTATTACTAATTATAGTAATTTACATGTATTATTCGCAAATTGTAAAAGTCAACACAACCGCGACTACCTTTCCCATTTCTCAACCGATTGTGATAATTCCACCTATCGCGGATGTAGCCCCGCCTGCACTTGTCGCGACTTCTGCTCGCAATGACCCGTTACATAGTGATTATGCGCCCCCATTAAAAATTGACGGAGGCGGTCAAATGAGTTACGGTGTGCCTATTAATATCAAGACGCGCGGATATGAAGGTAATTATTCACAATTGGGTATTTTAACAAAAAATAATGGATCAGATGCGATGATTTTACCGTTGATGGGGCGACGAAGTAGTTCGGGTCGAGACAAGTATCAATATTATACTATGACGAATACTGCCGGTAATATAAATACCAAATTGCCGGTAAGTGTAAAGGGACGAAGTTGCACGGCAGATATGGGTTGCGATGAAGTTTACAACGGCGATACCGTGTATGTTGAGGGATATAACGAGACATTTAGAGCGACTATTTACGAAAATGCATTATATTCATACATTCCTTGGTTGTAATCATGTTTAAAAATATAGCTAGATTATAGAAAGAACATGCGAACATTAAGAAAAAAATCGTATATTCATGGTGGAGCTGATAAAAAACCACTTATTAAAATATTGAACGAATTATTAGGTCTAGAATTTCCAAACGAAATTCGTATAGCAGGGACACCAGAAGCCGAAGCGGCGTATAATTCGGGGATAGCGGAATATAATGCGGGGATAAATGAAAGAAAAACATTAGTAGAAAAACAATTTCAGAGGGATAAAGATCGCGAATTAGAGAACGCGAAATGGGAAAAAGGGCGACCGTTGCGAGAAGAGCGTGCGAAAAAAATATTGACTGAAAAATCAAAACCGGAATTGACCGAAAAAATGACTCGACTTCGCATGGACAAATATAAATTTATGTTTGATGGCGAAGAGACAAGCGAGGGTGAAAAAACCACGATTACAAACGTGATAACTCGATTAAATGATATTTTACGAATGGATGAACTTAAAATATACAGTAGTAATGCTAATCCAAACGTTGTGCAAATTGTAACAACCACAGAAGATCAATCGTCTACCGTTCAAAAAACCACACGCGAAGAGATTGAAGTTGTATAAACATTTAGTCGATATATTTTTTCGAGCCAACTGGGGCGTTAGTGAAGGAGAGCGACTGGAACACAGAAGTGTTCGATAGGAAACGAAGCCGCACTTATGTTCGCATCGCTTCATCTCCGTTTTCATCCAAATAGATAATATACTTATACATATATACAGATATGTCCGGATTTGATTTAACAAAAGAAGTAGATACATCAAAAACTATCACCGTAAATTATTTGCCCATGGGTATAACGAATATTAACCTCGATACTACGCAGAATTGGATTTCGGGTATATGTGGTAGAGGTGCATCATCAAATGTAACATATGTCGAAAATGGCGTTACACGCGAATTTAAGGCCGATAAAATATGGATAGTAAGTAACCAAGGGGGTGCAACCAATTTACAAAAGGTCGGAGGAGTTGATTATAATGCGGAGCTGTTTATACGCAACGTAGACACAAATAACGGTAACCCCATGTATTTATGCTATTTATTGAAGGTATCCTCGGTTGGAAGTCAAATTGGTCAAATTGATACGATTACACGAGCGGCAACTGCGGACCCTGCCGTTACATCATTGAATGTTGATTTAAACGCGGATATATTCAAAAAGTCCGCACCGGGTGCGAAGTATATACAATATACCAGCAAGACCAAGGGAACTGGAAGACACGTGTTTATTTACTCCGAGCCAATTAACGTAACTGCCGTCGCAATTTTAGGATTAGAAAATAACGTAGAATCATTTGATATGACTTCGACTGAATATTCTATTATACAGTCTTCTGTTCCAGGAGATTGGATGGAGTGTGATTATGTTCCGATCGATTCCGAAGACGTAGCCGTATATAATTTACCTGTTGCTAGTGGACTAGTCCAAGATCAATCTGCAAACCAATCCCTTAAAACGATGGTGATGTTTATATTATTTGTTGTGTTCATCGGAGCGGCATATTCGATCATTCCCGTAGCATACCTGTATACAGTGAAAATGATTTATGATTATTTTGAAGTGACGCAGGATAGCGCTCAGCGCGAATATCTATCAAAAATAAACACGGCTATGACGGTATTGTTGGCGGGAACGTCCGTTATATTACTGTTCATCGGAGCAGGAGTATTTGGCGATACATCGAATATACCAAATGCGAGTTTATTGTTATTAATTGGTATGTGTCTAGGTATATTTTACATGTTGGGTATCGTAATATTAAAATCTAGAACTTCAATAGACAAGAATTGGCCGATCGCACAAATCCAAGAAGAAATGGCCCGCCGATGAATAAATAATAAATAATAAATAATTTCAAACTAATACGAAATTATTTATCAAACTCCTTTGACTACGTCTACGGGGTTCAATCCCGAACCTTCGCCAAATGGCCCGCTCAAAATCACGAGTCTATGTCCTATGCAAAAGATGCTCCGGTAGTATTAGTAGAAACGGGCTTGAATGTAGATTGCATGAATGTGATTTTTTCACTTCTTCCAATGGGTGCTCTCTCTTGGACAATTTGCTCTTCCAATGTTACCGGTTGAGTCGATCCGGGTCGAACATTTCGCGGTTCTTCCGTCGGAGTCGCTTCTGCGACCTGCTTCTCGGCAGCAACCTGATTTTGTTCAGGGGTTTTTGTTTCACGAACATAGTGAACGGTGTGTTTAACAACTGCACTGCGACGTAATAGTGTGTATGCGACAAATAAATACAGCACGGCCAGAACTGGATGAGAATATACAAATAATGCGACTGTAACTGCGAAAATTACGAGCAGACCAAATGGAGATTCAATGTAGGGGGATAGACCACTTGGTGTTGAGACGGGAAAAACAAGATACATGATAAATACCACTAAAACGAGAACTTCGGGAAGAGTAACCCTTTTTAGAAGAGATCGAAAATTCATTATATAGGATACTCTGATATATTCCTAATAGAAAAATGAGGGAAACTCGTTTGGCTATATCCGACGGAGCTTATTCTAACAAAATCCTTAGATATAAAATTGAAATATTTGAATAGTGGTATAATATAACTAAATTAAATGTCTACACAATGGAAACGTCGATCATTATTACAATCAAAATCTCGAAAAAACGCGGATTCTAAATGCCCAGTCTTACTAACGGATGAATGTAAGGAACAGATCCGGACTGGGTCTTATCTTGGAAAAAAAGGGTATACAATCCCGCGCGAATTACTATCAGAGTCGGAGTTGGAATTTCTACACAAGGACCTGTTAGTAAAACCTGAAACCGTCGGACCAGCATACGGGATGCCTGGTGCACAAGATGAATGCGCATTCCCAGTGTATCGAGAAAACGATAAAAAAATATATATCCCAAGATTTTATGGAATTGATCGTTATGGATTACCCGATCGATCGGAAATAACACACGGCGAAGATATATCTGTAACTTTCGCTAAACCTTTGCGCGATTATCAAGACAATATTGTGGATGTGTATATGAACCACAGTAAACAAGCCATATGCGGCGGTTCATCAAATATTGGTAATGGAGGCATACTCGAAGTTCCGTGTGGAAGGGGAAAATGTTTGGGTAAAAACACACAGATTTTGATGTTTGACGGAAGTATTAAATTGGTGCAGGATGTTTGTATCGGTGATCTATTAATGGGTGATGATTCAACACCAAGAACCGTATTGACTTTGGCGCGCGGTCGAGAAATGATGTATAAAGTGAACGAGTTCACTCGAGAAACTTCGGCTAACGCATACGCTTCCATCCAAGACTCCAATCAACTCGAGAACAGCACTGGATATATCGTTAACGAAAGCCACATTTTGTCTCTTAAATACAAACAGCACGAAAACATTGTAGACCTTTCCGTAAAAGAGTATATTAAACATGTTGATCAAGAGAAATTGTGTGGCTATCGCGTTCCGATTCACTTCCCAAAATTAAATGTTCGATCAAATCCATATGTAATGGGTATTTGGTTATGTAAAATAAACACTGGCGACCATTATTTATCAGATGAATTTATACATTATAATGTGTGTAAACACGACCCGCGCATTCCACACGAATTTAAATGCAACACACAAAGTATTCGATTAAATTTACTGGCGGGTATTATTGATTATGGTGGAAATTACCATGAAAATCGTTACGAATGCACTTTTCCACACCGGCCATTTACAAATGATATCGTATTTATAGCAAGATCGTTGGGGTATTCTGCACATATACGCACAACCGAAAATGCATGCAATACAAGAACAAATTATACAGTGGTTATTTCGGGCACAGGATTGGATAAAATACCGGTTAAAAATATATACAAAACATTTAATTTTGTATCGAAATCAGAAGACGTTAGTAGAAGGAGTCTATTATATCCGATACAACTCGAACCAATTGGTATTGACGATTATTACGGATTTGAAATTGATGGAAATCGCAGGTTTGTATTGGGCGATTTCACCGTTACTCACAATACCGTAATGGCGTTAAAAATAATATCACTTGTGCAAAAGAAAACGTTGATTATTGTTCACAAGGAGTTCTTAATGAATCAATGGATTGATCGCGCGGCCGAATTCTTACCCGGCGCTAAAATAGGCAAGATCCAGGCGTCGACATTTGACGTAGAAGGAAAGGATATTGTGATTGGTATGTTACAAACGTTATACGATCGAGCCCTTCCAGAGAACGCATTTGATTCATTTGGATTAACGATTGTGGACGAAGTTCATCGTATTGGAAGCGAACAATTCTCCAAGACACTTCTCCGTGTAGTTAGTCCAAATATGCTGGGTATTTCGGCAACTGTAGACCGTAAGGATAAGTTGACGAAGGTTCTATATATGTTTATTGGTCCAAAAATATATACGGAGTCGCGCAACAGCGACGACCCGGTTTGCGTGCGTGCACTAGAATATATATCATCCGACCCACAATTTAATGAAACCGAATACGATTTTAGAGGTCAGGCAAAGTATAGCACAATGATATCGAAACTATGCGAGTTCGGTCCGCGCAGTGATTTCATCGTCCGTGTTTTGGCCGATTTGGTGAAGGAAGGGAGAGAACGTGAACAAGATCCGCAAATCATGGTCCTCTGTCATAATCGATCTCTATTGAAATACTTCTATGAGGCAATTCAACATCGAGGATTCGCAACAGTAGGGTATTATGTGGGAGGTATGAAACAGTCGGCTCTGCAGGAAACAGAGGAAAAGCAAATCGTCCTTGCTACATATGCGATGGCCGCTGAAGCACTTGATATCAAAACCCTTTCGGTATTGCTAATGGCTACACCGAAGACCGATATCACACAATCGATTGGACGTATATTACGTGTTAGACACGAGAACCCGATTGTAGTAGATATTGTAGACAGACATGACGTATTTCAAAATCAATGGCGACAAAGAAAGACATTCTATCGTAAATGTAATTATCGCATTCTTGCGATGGACAGCGTCCGATATCAAGGTATGAGTTTGGACTGGAAGGTAGATAAAACATGGTCGAAGGTATTTGAACCACGCATATCAAATGCGAACTCGGATGAAAAACCTGCGACGAATAAAAAATGTATGATTTCGATCGCGGATTTGGACATCAGCGACGAAGTATGAATATTGATAGCCACTACGTTTCGTCCAAGGAGTTAGTTTAGATACTAAAATACTATTCTCGTTTCCTCGTATATGACTCAGTTAATACAGACTATTTTTTTTTCTATTATCATTGTTTATTTACTAGACTATTTACTCACATATTTTAGAGATACTTACACTACTAAAAAAACAAAAGATGTTGTCGGGTTTCATATTAAAAAGTATCAATCGATCGTGGATGAAATGCGAGGGTCCTCGTATGATAATATGAACTCTACTATGAATAATGTGAATACGTTAAGTAAACAGGAGCTCTTATCTATGAACGAAGAATTGGAATCACTACTGCAGTTAGAGTTGAGCCCCGATCGTTAATTATATTATTAAAACCATATAGAAGATTGAATAGTTATAGTATAACGCACGCGTTTCTATAATGTCTATCACACCAAATTTGATGTCCGATCTACTCGGACGATTGCCCAATTTCGAACTTTCCTATGAAACAATTTCACATAAGAAAGTTTCTACAGATTATAACATTACTTTAGCCGTACCATATGGTAAGAAGGCCTATATTTGGTTTACATTCCTAAGAGATAAGGATGTATGTTTGTTGCTTGAAATTGGACGTGAAAAAAAGGTCACTTCTATGAAATTATTATCCGATGTGAATATTCCCCGCCATCTAGCATATGGAACGATTTTATACGGAAGTGTATGCGAAACACCCGACGTAGGGCAGTGTTTTGTATTCGAAGACATATTTTATAGCAAGGGAGTTTCAATCGCGAAGCAGCCGTTTGGAGAAAAACTAGGATTCCTATACGAATTATTCACATGTTTTCCGGATTGCTTTTCACAAAATAAGAGCCTCCCTATAGTAATGCCCGTGTGTTGGCCATTGATCAGCGATTTTAATAGTAACGTTCCCGATCATATTCAATCACAAATACCGTATACTGTCCACCATATTCAACATCGCGCACTGCATGTGATTGTACCATATATAAATATTCCGTTTACGCGAAATATTCTTTCGTCCACGAAGCCGACTGTGAATACAACCAGCCCGCTATTATTTATTCCTCCAAATTTGCCTCGATTTGATTATTCGAAAATGCAATACAAACAACCGACCACGTTCGAAATAAAGGCAGACCTACAAAACGACATTTATCACCTGTATGCATTTGGTAAAGGTTCAGACCGTGTGTATTGCGGAATAGCGTATATACCAAGTTACAAAACAAGTCAATTTATGAACGCGATTTTTAGAAATATAAAAGAGAATAGAAATTTAGACGCTCTCGAGGAAAGCGACGACGAAGAAGACTTTCAAAATATGCGAGACGATAAATATGTAGATTTACAAAAAACAATTTCAATCGAATGCACGTATATGCCGAAGTTTCGCCGATGGGTCCCGACGAAGCAAGTAAACGGACGGGGGCAAATTGTTAACGTTCGCCAGTTATAATGGACGAAATATAAGTTTAATCACAGTTTTCAGTTTATTTCTAATGTATATATAATAATGCAATCTACAGGAGACGTCTTACCCCCGTATGCTAGTTTATTGAATCCAATTAGCGCACAGCCAACCGGTATATATAACGCCACGTTGTATAGTGCGGCATATACTAGCTCACCCGGATTTCTATTGCCTTCAGTAAACGGCGGATTAATCGGCGCTGCGAAAACCACAGGTAAAACATGCGAAGGAAAGCAAAGGCGATAGCGGGATTTTTATTTACAAAATTGATTATAATATTACATTTGATGTAATATTATATATTCCTTAACTAATTATCAAAATATGATTCCAGTTCCATTGTTGATTGTGATTGGCGTGGTGGGTGCAGTAGTAGCCGGGATCGTTTTAGAATCGCTGTATTTTATTGGGCGCAATTTATTACGCCGAGTAGATAAAAAACCACCACTGAGTGAGTGTGATGGTAGTGCTAAAAACAATATTCCGATGGGTAACCTATAGTTTGAAGCGATCCCTGGCCGAAAGAGTTGAACAAAAACGTAGGTGCGGGTTAAAGAAGTTTATCCGCGCATTTTCTTTCTGCGTGTCCGCCTCTGTTTTTTAACGCGATTTCGCGTTTTTCCACCCATTCTAGATTCAACGCCCATTGATTCGGTCGGCGATTGACCAAATGGAGTCTCGACATCAGATCCGCTAGTATTAGCCTCGCTCATCGGAAACCCGGGAGAACTCATTTCGGGACCAATCGAACTCATTTCGGGACCAATCGAACTCATTTCGGAGATCATTGGACTAGATTGCGCCAAAGTATCATCACCCGAAATTTTGCTCGTTAGACATTCAACCAGTTTATTATTCGCATCAGCAAAATTCTTGTTTGCCGATTCAAGCTGATCCAAGAGGTTGCTAATTTGTGCATCCTTATCCCCTAACATTTTCATCAAATCGCCGATAACGGGTTCTGTGCTCTTAGGTTCATCCATAACGAAATCGTCTTCCTTGATCGATTCGTTATCCGAAGATGTCTCCATTGGAGAAGATGCATCCGCAGTTTGTGGCGATACACTTTCAACTTCATTCGTTAACGACTCTTTTGCCGCGTTATATGCCCCTGATATAGTGTCCATAATTGAACTAGATGTAGACGCATCCTTTGCTGGTGTATCGACTTCTGGTAATGAATTATCGATAGGAGAAATCGTATTTGTCGATGTGCTCATATCAGATAGGGGCTCAACGCTTCCTAACGGACTAGGCGTTTCGAGAGTTCCGGGCATATTCATATTGGGAGTTGCGATTGACGTATCAACGCTTCCCGATGGACTAGGGGTATCGACACTTCCGGACATATTCATATTATCAGCAGTTGCGATTGACGTATCAACGCTTGCGGGCATACCTTCGTTTGGTGTTTTAACACTTCCGGACATAGATACATTATCGGCAGTTGTTGGTGTTTCAACACTTCCTGAAGTAGTCGACATATTCGCACTACTTGTTGCGGTCGAATTTGGCGTTTCCGCACCACCAAATATGCTTTCAAAAAATCCACCACCATTCATTTTTGGGACGCGATAAATTCGTTTACGAGATACACGTGTCGATCCAGATGGTCTATAAATAGAATGGGAAATACTTTTTGTAAGTTTCGACATGCAAACTATATAATATCCAAACAAAAATAAATGCCGAGTGAAACATCATTTTGGAGGGAAACGTAGGCAATCGCCGAAGTTTCCCGAGTGAACTCCGTAAGCACGTCAAATGAGTTGGACAAAAATGAATATCTAAATGGATATAAATACTTGCTAAATATATAATTTACAAGAGGAAATGGTATCTATAGTAATTGTTGAAAAAACAGGTGTTCTGAAATGCGTTACAATGAAAACATACGACGAATCCGAACTTTATAAAAAGGCCGGTTTGAAAACGGAGAGTGGATTTGTCCGCCATACAACATGGAAATTGGGGTCAAATGTGAATATTCAACTTTTTGGTAAAACAACCGGTCGGGCAGGCCAAGAAAATAAGTATGATTTCCCTCCCCCCGTGGATAGTAAATTGTTTTTTGGTTCGTGCATATTGGTCAATAATTCTGATGGCGGTGACGTCTTAGATTTGAGTATTAAACAGTGGGAGGTTGTATATGAAAAACTGTTTGGCGGTTTCGAGGATATCGGAAACGAGGATAGTGATGACGAAGATGACGAAGACGAGGATGATGATGCTCCCAGAACAAAAGAGGGTTACGTGAAGGACGATTTTATAGTTGACGACGAAGATGAGGAAGATGAGGAAGAAGAGGAGGAAGAAGAGGAGGAGGCCGACGACGACGATGACGACGAGGACGAGGCGCCAAAACGCAAGAAAAAACCCGCAGCAAAGAGATTGGTAAAGAATAAGAGGAAGAATGCTGTATGTGCGAATGTATTTACATCAGTTGAATCAACCGCCGAAGGAGAATATTTGGATTGCACAAGTGAATTGGTTGAAGAAGATTACGTATAAAAACTCTGCATAAAGTGGATCAATTTATCTTCAATATTTTGGAAGAAAATGAGGGTCGAACGATTTTTAGACCAAAGTTTGGAGCAATCCGGAGCGATAGCGTAGCCTAAGTTAAGCGACTTAACTCCGGAAATATGCGAAGCTTGTCGAAGGAGTTAACATCAAATCAATGATATATTATGTGAAAAACCGTTTGTTATATATTATATATTATATATAATGAACATAATCTGTCTATTATCGGTAAGACCATGCGAAGATACATACAATTTTTTTAAATCCATAAAGGTAAATACACAATACGAGGTATATATTGTTATCGATGACAATAATTATAACATACCAAATTACGACGGAGTTGTTAACGTAATAAAAATAAACAACAGCGAGTGTGAACTGAGTGGATTTAAAAGCACCGTTTTATGGCTTGATAATATAGCATGTTCCAGAGACAAGGCATTATATTATTTCACAAAAGAATCCATCGATTATAATTATATATGGTTTATTGAAGAAGATGTTTTCATTCCAAATATACATACGATTGAAAATATAGATAAAAAATATGAATCCGAGTCTAAATATGATTTATTAGTTTCTGGTCATGAAGTTGTAACTGAGAAACGAACAGATTGGCATTGGAATCATGTTGACCGGCAAATAAAAATAAACCCTCCGTATGCATGGGGAATGATATGTGCTATACGGTGTTCAAAAGCAATGTTAAATTGTATCAAAGAATATGCTACAGTGCATAAAAATTTATTTTTGGATGAGGTATTATTCAATACATTAGCTATTCATAACAATTTAACCATTCTATGCATCAAAGAATTATCTAGTATACATTATCGAAAAGATTGGAAAAGGTCTGATATAATTGATACAAATTTATATCATCCAATTAAAGATATAAAAACGCATATTTCGTATAGAAATTCCGTCGATAAAGCGTTAGATGAAAACATAGATGAAACTATACAACCCGAAGTTATCATATTAAATACCGAAGACGCTAGTAAAAAGAGTTTGGAGAAAAACGGAGCATCGGTGGAGGAGAGCAACTTGGACACTGATGTGAACGAAGTTAAAATAGGTATTTCGCATGTGAATGAAAATGTAGATGAAATTACGCCAACCGAAGACGCTAGTCAAAAGAGTTTGGAGCAAACTGGCGCGTCCTCAGATGGTAGTGATCGGAGCACGGATGTGAACGAAATTGAAATAAGTATTCCGCCCGTGAATGGAGAAAGACGGAGAGATAGCGTAGCTGAAGTTGCGCGACTGAACTCCGTAAGCATGTCGAAGGAGTTTGAAAACATAGATGAAACTACGCCAACCGAAGTTATCGAATTAAACCCCAAAGGTCCTAGTCTAAAGAGCTTCCCTGGAGTTTACTTTGGAAAATTCGGTTTCTGTATTCTTTTCCATCCAAAGTAAGGGCCCAATTTTGACGAAACGTATGTGAAGTGAACCGAAGTTTTAGTCAAAATCCCCAATATTTTGGTTGTAATCATTATCACGCGACTTTCATATCACGAAGGTCGAACAAAATTAGTCTGAAATTAAGACGAGACTACTGGTATATTATGTAAAAAATTGTTTATTATCATTGATATATTGGAGCGATCCGGAGCCAGAGGCGAAAGTAAGCGACTGAACTCCGTTGGCGGTAGCCGAATGAGTTTATATAAAAACCTTATTATCTAACTATATTTATATTTAGATAATGAACATAATCTGTCTATTGTCGGTAAGACCATGTGCAGACACATACAATTTTTTTAAATCTATAAAATTAAATACACAATATGAGGTATATATTGTTATTGACGACAATAATTATAGCATACCAAATTATGATGGTGTTGTTAAGATAATTAAAATAAATAACGATGAATGTGAACTGAGTGGGTTTAAAAGCACGGTATTGTGGCTAGACAATAAAGCATGTTCCAGAGACAAAGCATTATATTATTTCACAAAAGAATCGATTGATTATAAATATATATGGTTTGTAGAAGAAGATGTTTTTATTCCAAATATCCATACGATTGAAAATATTGATAAAAAATACGAGTCTGAAACTAGCTACGACTTATTGGTTCGTAGTCATACAGTTATAACAGAGAAGCAGACATACTGGCATTGGAATCACGTTAACCGACAAATAAAATTAATAAATCCTCCGTATGCACGTTCAATGATATGTGCTATACGGTGTTCAAGAGCAATGTTAAATTGTATTAAAGAATATGCTACAGAGCATCAAAATTTATTTTTGGATGAGGCATTATTCAATACAATGGTTATTCATAAGAATTTAAATATGTTATGTATCAAAGAATTATCTGGTATACATTATCGAAAAGACTGGAAGAAATCTGATATAGTCGATACAAATTTATATCATCCAATTAAAGATATAAAAACGCACATTTTGTATAGAAATTCCGTAGACAATGCGTTGGATGAAATAATGGACCAAGCCACGTCAATTCCGTCGACGGAGTTTAGTTGCTCACCACCACCTAGCGTAGCATGCTCGATCCAAACCGAAAATATCATATTAAACACCGAAGACGCTGGTCAAAAGAGTTTGGAGCAAACTGGAGAATCGGCGGAGGAAAGCAACCCGAATATGGATATAAACGAAGTTAAAATAAGCATTCTGTATGTGAATGAAAATATAGATGAAACTACGCCAACCGAAGCTATTCGATTAAACACCGAAGACGCTAGTCAAAATAGTTTGGAGCAAACCGGAGTGTTCTCCGAAGATAGCAACCCGAATACAGATGCGAACGAAGTTGAAATAAGCATTCCGTGCGTGAATGGAGAAAACAAGAACGATATCATAGTCGAAGGTGAGCAACTGAACTCTGTAGGCATGTCGAAGGAGTTGTGACACGATTTGGGTAATATATGTAAACATACAAAATTGATTTAAAATAATATAACATATGTATTACAATTATCAAATATTACGATGCATCGCATTACAAACTCCGAGATATTTCGCGAAAATATTCGTTCTAAATTCCAAAATTTGTTGTCGCTGAATACTGATACTGCCGGTATAAATTTGGAAAAGGGGGTCTATAATTATGCGATTAAGGAAGCCACTCGCCAAAAAACAGTCAAAAAGTGGGAGAACCCACAATTTGTAACTATATACACTGCACGTTTGCGTTCAATTTATTTGAACCTTATGAATTCCCCATTACTTCGCGAACAATTGTGTAATGGTGAAGTGTTACCTCAAAATGTAGCATTTATGACTCATCAGGAATATAAGCCAGAACGGTGGAAGGAACTAATCGAGAAAAAAATGAAGCGCGATGCGTCAAAATATACCGAGAATATTCAAGCGTCTACCGATATGTATACATGCAAAAAATGCAAATCAACACGATGCACATACTATGAAATGCAGACGCGAAGTGCGGATGAACCTGCAACTATATTCGTCACATGTTTAGATTGTGGTAAACATTGGCGGTCGTAAATTTCGGCCGGCACCTGCATATTCATTGTGTATCTGAAAACTCCAACAAATATCTGTATATAACATATATTATGGCGACAACTCCTTGCAAACTTCCCACATCTTCCGATAAATGGCGATACACGCTATGGACAACTCTTGTTTTTTTGATTATAATTAACCCATATACGTATAAATTAACCCAGACTCTGTTTAGTGGTATTTTAGGACAAATCGCAAATCCAACAACCGGAATTCCTACAACCGTGGGAATTGCCCTACACGTGGTTGTATTTACATTGATAGTCCGTTACATGATGGATTTTGATATTTAATAAATATGTATTTATGTTGGACGAAAAATAAGGGTCTTTATGATCATTATTTTTGAATTGAAGCGACCCGTAGCCGAAGGTGAGTTTTACAACTTAATTTAAATTTCCCGAGTGAACTCAGTATATCAGCGAATCATTGGGACAGGAGTTTGAAAAAGGGTAAGGTTCGAATACAGCCATTTTATCCAAACTATATTTATTTTCAATATGTATATTTGTCTTGCTAATAAAATAAGTCTGAACCATAACCAGTAGATGAACCAGTGTATGGTTCATTTTATAAAATGGTTTGATAAATGTGACTAGAATAATTAAATATAATATAGTCAAATTACACGCGCCATAATACAAATCATTTTGGAGAGAAAATTGGACGCTAGCCGATTTTTCCCGAGTGAAATCAGGATACATGTTTCGCATGTCGAAGGAGTTTGAATTGTATATGAGATATAGCGTATCAATCACGATTGGAACACCGCCGATAATACTTAACCGACGATTATGTAAATGATGTATTTCGCCATATACAAATCTATTTTTATGTAGACACATTGAACTTAGCATATATTTGATATTAAATGCAGCAAGTGTATTATATAAAAACGATGCGAATATCCAAATGGTTATTCTAGATGATGCGATCATATTTGTTAAAATCGATAAAAACACGCGTGCATGAATGCTCATCATATCGTTTATAAACGGGTCTAACCGTTTGATTGCGACACAATCAAATTGGTCTCCTTCAGCTAAAAGCGATTCGTAATTGCTTCGATGGTAATAATAACTAGTTGCACTAATTAATGTGATTCCCGCGATATCCAAATAATAATGATGGAAAATAGTATTGATATGTGGACTATATACAGAATATGCTATATACAGGTTCGCAAACATCGTATATTGCAATATGAATTCACTATACTCAAAACGGTTTATTCGACTGCACGTCGCCTTATATATTTTTTTGAGAATAATCGAAAACCAGTATAAATTTAAACAAAACATTCCCCCAATACTCGCATATTTTCCAAATAGTGGTATATAAGATTTATCGTATTGAGTATACCAGCTATGCGCGACCTGATTTATAATTATATTGTGAAAATAATCAAATATGCGATATTTGAAAAAAAGCGAAATAAACATGATATTTGATATATTACTGATTGTAGACGTAATGCATGTTTTTGGCGCATAGTTATCAACAAAATAACCAAATGTATAAAATATAGTTGAGTATTCTACCGCTAGCCCCTGATGTAACAGGTATACACTCACATCGTCGTTCATATTATATGCAAAATATGGGATTAGTGCACTTAATCCAAGAGCATGGTGAATATAAAATTCCCCTTTTGCGAACAGCATATCAACGGTCAATTGTGTGAATATTACTTTACATAACGTGGGCAAGAATGTTGGAAACCATTTTAGTGTAACGAATCCCATTACCGATATCGCAAAACTAGACGCATTTTGATAAAATTCTACTAATTTAGGTGCAGGATAAAACCCAAATATATTTACTAACATACCAATATATGTTAGTAAGTGCAAATGTTTAAGTTATTTGAAAATATTTCTATCGATATATCGGGATAGAATCGTTTTCATCTAATACACATAGTCGGTTACATGAAGCGACTTATCGTCACCGGTTTCATTAATATACTTCCCATCTGACGCAAGACCGTTTGCCTGAGCACGCTTGAGCAACACCATTTGCGCAGCCGCCACATTTTCGGGTTTACCCTTCCACATATCCAATACGCTTGCTTGCAATGCGCGACCATATGAAAACGTCAGACGCCACGGTTTCACTGCCTCGTAT